AGATTCATACCTATGGTAAAGAAGTAAAGGTAAAGGAATTAACTGTAGAGCCAGGCAAATGCCTTAGTATGCAAAAGCATTTTGAACGTGCTGAGCATTGGTTTGTGGCAGAAGGCGTAGCTACAGTTTATACATTAGATTCTAGAAAAACCGACATTTATCTAAAAGGAATTTATTCTAAATTTGCAAGTTTACATATTGATACTACAGAATGGCATCAACTTTGTAATGAGGGAAAATCTCCATTAAAAATTGTAGAAATACAATACGGAGAAAATTGTATTGAAGATGATATTGAAAGGAAAACTACATGAGTTCATTATCCAATGTTAAAGATCGTAAAGCAGTATATGATTGTGTAAAACAAATTAGCGATTCTATGGCTCGCATCGAAGCAGAAAGAGATTTTATTAAAAATGCTGTCAATGATATTTGCGAGGAACAAGAATTGTCTAAAAAGATTTTTCGCAAAATGGTGAAAGTATACCATAAGCAAAATTTTCAGCAAGAAGTTCAACACCATGAGGAGTTTGAAACTCTTTATGAAACTATCACCCAAACAACTACTATGGGGAAAGAGTATGCCTAAATTTACTTTTATTTCAGAAGATCTTGATTTGAATGGCTATTTGACAGGATCAAAAACAACTAAGGAATTTACTGTTGATTCTCTAGATGATGTTGTTTCAGAATTTGATATGTTTCTTCGAGGATCGGGATATTCTTTCGAAGGCAAATTGGAAATCTATCCACAGGATCCACAAGAAGACACATTCATTTTAACAGGCGCGGATGACTCTGATCTTGATCTGAATCTAAATTTAGATTTAAGTTATCCATCTGACCATAGCATCAATATCAAATGATAGCCAACCAATATATCCTAGAAGCCAAATATTTGGACAAAATTAATAGAGTAAAGAGAAAAACTATTATTGGTGTCTACAAAAATTTGGAATCAATAGAGTTAGCAAAGGGACAAGTTCTTTCCGAAGAATCTAAGTACAAGGTTGTTTTTTCAATAACAACTAACTATGATCCTTTTTTGAGAAATGCTTGACTTCTTTGTCCTAAGGTGTTATAATTTAGGGACAAAGGAGAAAATATGAGCCAAATCTATACTATTTTTGAACAGCTTGCTTCAGACAATTCACGTCTTGCAAAAGAAGCAATTCTAATTAAGCATAAGGGCAATGAAACACTTAAAAGAGTTTTCATTTATGCGTTAGATCCTTTTCATCAATTTTATATTAAAAAGATTCCTTCGTATACTGCAGGTAATGGTGGTAATACTTTGGAAAATGCCTTAGGTCGTCTAGACGATCTTCGTAATCGTGTAGTGACAGGTAACAAGGCAATTGATCATCTTAAAAACATTTTAGAATCACTTACTGAGCAAGATGCAAAAATCATTGAGCGTATTATTGCAAAAGATCTCCGATGCGGGGTATCAGAAGCAACAGCAAACAAAATTTGGCCAAAGCTTATCTCGACGTACCCAGTTATGTTGGCTTCTGGATACGACCAAAAGCTCGTTGATAAAATACAATGGCCAGCGCTCGTACAGCTTAAACTCGACGGTATGCGATTCAATGCTATCGTCAAAAACGGAGAAGTAGAGTTTAGGTCTCGTAATGGTAAAGAACTGAACATTCCGAATAAGACATTTGCCTTACCCTTTATTCGAATGGCAGAACACTACAAGGCAGACATGGTGTTCGACGGTGAACTATTGATTGCTGATTATGCAGGAAAACCTGTTAATCGTCAGACCGGTAACGGTATTCTTTCTAAGGCGATTAAAGGCACAATGAGCCAAACCGAAGCAATGCAAGTTATGGCAACTCTTTGGGATGCGATTCCGTATGAATCATTCACCTTAGGTAAGCATGAGGAAAAATACGTAGATCGTCTTGCTAAACTTAGTAACGCAATGCAGGATATGTCTAACAAATATTCTCAGATTAAGCATTATGTGAATATGGTTTGGACAAAGCCTGTAGACAATCTTTATGAAGCGCAAAGACTTTTTGAGAAGTTTCTTTCCGAAGGTCAAGAAGGTACTATTCTAAAGTCCAAAGATGGTATCTGGGAAGACAAGCGTTCTAAGGAGCAAATTAAGTTTAAGGGTGAACTTGAGTGTGATCTTCGTGTTGTAGATTGGGAAGAAGGTACAGGCAAGAACAAAGGTCGTCTGGGTGCCTTAGTATGTGAATCCAATGATGGTAAAATTCGAGTAAATGTTGGCTCAGGATATACCGATGAACAGCGTGATGCTTATGGCAAACTTGTTATAGGAAAAATTGCTACAGTAAAATATAATGCTCGTATACAGGACAAGGGCGGCAATGTAGAGTCTTTATTCCTCCCCGTGTTTATTGAACTACGTGAAGACAAAGATGTTGCAGACAATTCTGATAAAGTAAAATGATAGAACATTTCATAACTAACAGACAAGACTTTGTATTGAAGGTCACTATAAGTGATTGTATTTCTCCTTCTGATAGAAAGTGTGTCAGGCTTATTCGAGAACAATATAACCGGGAGAATGAACTAATAGATTCTTCTACTTCTCAATATTTTATGAATGAGTTTGAATTAATTAGACTATCCAATATTCTACTTAGAATGGATAACCCGTGAAAACTATTTACGTAGATATGGATGGTGTTCTAGCAGATTTTGAACGTCGATATATAGAGCTTTTTAATCATGAACCAGGTGAAAAACGAGACGATAAGTTCAGTGATAGGTGGAGAATTTTTATCGATGGACAAAACTTTGCCTCGCTTGATTTTTTTCCGGGGGCACTAACTCTTTTAGATTATTTGAAGAGCATACCGACGCAAAAAGCTATTCTATCCTCAACTGGAGGATTTAAAGACCACAATAGCATTTGCCGACAAAAAGTAAACTGGCTTCGTAATCATAGCATAGACTTTCCTGCAGTATTTGTTCCCGGTAAAGAGTATAAGCCAGGATATGCTAATTCTAATTCTATCTTAATTGATGACACCTTAAGTATCATTACTAACTTTCAAAAGGCAGGCGGTGCAGCAATACATCATACTGATGCAATTGAAACTATCCAATATTTGGAGAAGTGGCTAAATGACTGATGAAGAAGCTTTAGAAAAATATGATCTTTTGAAAGAATATTTCAAAGATGATTTACCTAATCCGGAACAAGAGCCGATTAGGTTTGCTTACTATGTGAAACTCTATAAATTTTATATGGAAAGATTCAATGAATCAAGTCAACATCATACCGGCGACTCCGATACAAGGTAAACTTGTAGTAGTTAAAAAGAAATTAACAGACTATGAAAAATTTGCCTTTACAGATGAGAAGCACTATCAGGATACTTTAAAAAGAGATCTTGCAATGCAACTCGCCAAAATTTTGATAGAAGAAAAACTTGTGGAATTTACGCATAATACTTCAGTTGCAGATCTTACAACCACTGTTGCTGCAAGATGTTACATAGCACCAGATGACAAAATTAGAGTTGTGGTGCAAGCCTATGAACAATAAAATCTATAAATATCTCGGGAGACTGAGATATGACAGCTACAATTTATACATTTCCGGACAAGTACACTCGTTGGATAAACGGGTATAAGATATCTTTGTATAATGAGGAAGAGATATTCATTACAATTTCAGCTATGAATGTCTTTGGTAATTTTCGAGACAGAGTCACAGACTTAAATCTTGAACAATATGACCCATATGATATTATACATTGTTTAACCGAGGCAAAGTCCTCCAATTTATTTTCAGCAAAAACTAGACAAGTTATTACTAAAATATTAAAATCTATTGAGCCAGCATGAACATATTTTATTTACATCATGATCCTGTGGAATGTGCAAAACTACATAACGACAAACACGTAGTTAAAATGATCTTAGAATATGGGCAGTTGATGTCTACTGCTCACCGAGTTCTAGATGGCACAGAATACTATGCCAAAACTGCAAATGGTAGAAACATTAAGCGATGGCTTTTGTCCGATGAGAGAGAACCTATCTTATGGAAGGCCAGTCACATCAATCATCCATCCGGCATTTGGGTAAGAGACAACAAAACAAATTATCTTTGGTTATATGATTTGTGGGTAAATCTTTTAGAAGAATATACTTACAGATATGGTAGAATTCATTCTGCGGAGAGAATGAATAACTATTTCTCAATTCCCCCGAACAATATACCTGTCGGAAATTTCTGGGAACCTACTCCTGCTATGCCTGATAAATATAAGGTACCGGATGATAGTATTTTATCGTACAAGAATTATTACATAGGAGATAAGCAACACTTAGCTTCTTGGAAAAAACGAAACGTGCCTGTTTGGTATGTAACTACTTGAAAGGAAATTATGGAAACTCATAAACTACCCTTAGAACAAGGGTTTGAAGATCATCGCGGTAAAATCCTACCTATAGTTCATGATCTTGCGAATGTTCAAATGATTTGGTCTAAGAAAGGTGCCTTGCGCGCTAATCATTACCATAAGACAGATACTCATACTTGTTATTTAGTAACAGGTACCATGGATTACTATTGGCGTAATCATGGAGAAACTAAAATCCACAAAGAACAATTTGTGCCGGGTGATCTATTTAAAACAGGTCCATTAATTGATCACGAAATGGTTTTTACCGATGATTCAATTATGGTAGTTGTATCTGAGCATCAACGAGATGCAAATACCTATGATGAAGATATTGTTAAGATAACTCCTCTGCACGAACAGTATGAAAACGTATAATTCTTGTCGATGCTGCGGTAATGATAACTTACAACCTTGGTTATCATTACCAGATTCTCCTGTTGCCAATGCTCTTTTTTATGAACCTAATTATGATAAGTTTCCTTTAGATCTTAATTATTGTTCTAACTGCGGACATCTGCAATTAGTATCCGCACCAGAGCCTAACGGAGTCTTTTCATCTTATAGGTATAAGTCAGGGGTGTCTCAGTCTTTTAGAAAACACTTCGAAGAATATGCTGAGACTGTTGCTACAATACATGGAGAGTCCGGAGCAGTTCTCGAAATTGGAAGCAACGACGGTTATCTATTAAAACAATTTAAAGCTAAAAATTGGATTGTTTATGGAGTTGAACCTTCAGAATATTTAAGAGCAGATCATCTCGACGATCGAATTCCTGTTTATACAGACTTCTTTAGTACGAAGATGGTAGACAATAACGAATGGCGAGAATATTTTGATGTTGTTTGTGCAAATAATGTACTTGCTCACATTCCAGATATGCACGATGTAATGGATGGCATCGTAATGGCATTGAAGCCAAATGGATTACTTGTTGCAGAATGCGGACACAGAGATGGCATCACTTCAGGCAATTATTTGGATAATGTGTATCACGAACATATAGATTACTACACCCCATACTCTTTTGCTACACTATGTCAAAAGCATGGACTGATTGTCGAGGATGTTCAACCTATAACTACTCACGGCGTTAGTTTTAGAATTTATGCTAGAAAGAAATCCGGGGAGTTTCAGCTTACTAAAACAGAAATAACAGATAATTCTCTCGAACAAATTGTAGATTTGATCGCGGCAAGACAAACTAGGATGAGAGAACTTCTAGGAAATAGAAAATTCATTGCGTATGGTGCTGCAGCTAAAGCAGTAACCGCACTTTACACACTAGATTTAGTTAATGAAAATCTAATTGGTGTAGTCGATGACAATGAATTAAAACAAGGTTGCTATTTCCCTGGCACTAATATCATGATTACCAAACCAGAGCACTTAGATAAGGATGCACTTATTCTAGTTACAGCATGGAACGTATATGATGACATCAAAAAGAAACTTGTTGAGCGTGGACACACTGGAGAAGTTATTTGCATGCAATAGTTTATGGAACGGGTAAGTGGTCTCAGTTATTAAAAATTAAGCTTAAGACATTTGGTTTTAATTCTGTACGAATAGGAAATAATTCTTTAGTCTCAGATTTTACTAGAGAAACTGCTCCTACAGATTTTCAAAACATACCTGTCTTTATAGCTTCCGCAACGAAGGACCATCTTTCGGATGTTATCCATTCTAAGAAATTTAATCCTAAGATTATTTTTGTAGAAAAAGGATTTAATTCATCTGAAGAAAAGAAAGCGGCCAAGGATTGGTCCGCTTTCAAAGGTGTTCCTATCTATATTCTAAGTCAGTACAGATATTCAAAAATTTTTGAGATTTTAGAACCTTTCAAAAATAATTTGATTAGTATTTTACACGATTGGACTATAGATAAGGGATTGATTTCTGAGTGGATTCCTCATATAATATCCATAGACAATTATATTAAAAATACTGATAATCAGTTTTACACATCTAATCCGGGTAGTTATATTATAGATGGTATTTCAAATTTTAGAATAAGTTTCGGTGAATCTAGAGATTTAAAAACCATAATAACAACGAAAGACGAAACCATTGTGCTAAACTTTGGATTGACAAATTCTATTCACATAAAAAGTAATCATGGTGTAGATGCCTACTCTTCGTTTGAGAATGAGGATTGTATTACTGCACAACTAAAAGATATTATATTAAACACTGACAATTTACGTTTAGAGAGGCTATAATGAAACTTTTAATATTGGGAGTTGATGGCTTTATTGGTTATCACTTAACTAATTCTATTCTTAAAGATGAAAAATTTAAAGAATGGGAAATCACAGGTGTAGATCTAAACACGGCAAGAGTTGGTATGTTGCCAGAGGATTCTAGATTTACTTTTCACAAAGCTGATATTATGAAGGATCGTGATCTTATAGATTCACTAATTCATGAATCGGATGTCATTATGCCATTGGTGGCAATTGCTACTCCTAAACTTTATGTAGAGCAACCTCTAAGAGTTTTTCAACTAGACTTTGAAGAAAACCTTCGAGTAATTAAGCTAGCACATGCTTTGAACAAACGAATTATTTTCCCTTCCACCTCCGAGGTATATGGTAAGAGCACCGCGCCTTTCGATGAGGACAGTTCTGATCTAGTTTATGGTCCTATCAAATATTCACGTTGGATTTATGCTTGTTCCAAGCAGTTGTTGGATAGAGTCATTTTCGCAATGAATCAGGAAAAGGCATTTAGATTTACTTTGTTCCGCCCCTTCAATTGGGTAGGTCCCTATTTAGATTCTTTGGAGTCTACGTCTGAGGGATCTTCAAGATTAATTACTCAGCTTATCGGAGATTCATTACAAAGAGGAGAAGTTACTTTAGTAGATGGCGGACATCAAAAGAGATGCTTCACTGATGTTAGAGATGGTGTAGAAGCACTTAAATTAATTTTGCTAAATGAAGAAGCGGCAAATGGAAAAATCTTTAATGTTGGTAATCCATGGAACAATTTATCTGTACGAGATGTTGCTGTTCTTTTAATTGATAGATTGAAAAACAGAGGCATTGTAGAAAATGTAGATGTTAAAGTTAAATCCAGCGGAGACTTTTTTGGTTCGGGGTATCAAGATGTAACCAGCAGAGTTCCAAGTATAAATGCCATAGGCAATGCTTTAGGATGGGCTCCTAAATATACTTTCCCAGATTCCTTAGAAAATATTTTAGATTCCATTCAATAGATTACAGTTTTGTTGCCAAATATATAATAGAATAAATCGGTCGTGTCGATAGAACGACTCTGGAACTCGTAACCAGACCTATTATGCACAAAACATACCGCAGCATTTTCATCTCAGACATTCACCTTGGAACGAAAGATTGCAAGGCTGAAGCATTAAATAATTTTCTTAAGCACAATACCTGCAATACACTTTATCTAGTTGGCGATATTATAGATGCCTGGAAGATAAAACAAAACAAGTGGCGTTGGAAACAAAGTCATACCAATGTTGTACGTAGAATATTGGGACACGCTAAACGTGATACAAGAATTGTATATGTTTTAGGCAATCACGATGAATTTTTAAGACCATTTCTGCAATACAACTTAAATTTTGGTATGGTGGAAATGTATAACCAAATTGAGCATATCGGTGCAGATGGAAAACATTATTTAGTAGTACATGGTGATTTATTTGATGGCATCACTAGACTAGCACCGTGGTTATCATTTTTAGGAGACAAAGCATATGATTTCATCTTATCAGTTAATAGTAAATTTAATTGGTTCTTACATAGAATTGGTATTGGGTATTTTAGCCTTAGCCGTTTTCTTAAGCACAAAGTAAAAAAAGCAGTAGACTTTATGTTTCAGTTTGAAAAAAATTTAGCAGGATATTGTAAGAAGCGAGGCTTTGATGGTGTAATATGCGGGCATATACATCACGCAGAAATAAAAGAAATAGATGGTGTGACCTACATGAATGATGGTGATTGGGTTGAAAGCATGACTGCATTAGTTGAGCATCACGATGGTCGATGGGAAATAGTAACATGGACTCAGGAGAGCGACAATGTGGTTGATGATATTGATAGCAGTACACATAACCGATCCAAAAGACATTCCGGGTAAAGTAACTTTAGAATTTTCAGAACAAGCCGCGTGTGAACAAACTTTAAAAACTATGTCTTATTGGTTAAAGTTTGATAGTTTTAAGGTGGAGGGTCGATGCATAAGAAAATTCTAATCATTACCGATAATCTACCGGAGCAAATTAATGGCGTGGTCACAACTTTTAAGAATATTGAGACACACGCTATTCTGGGCGGGTATAGCATTCTATACCTTGATCCCAGGCAGTTCTTACATTTTAGTTGCCCAGGCTACCCTGAAGTTAAACTTAGCCTTCCTTGGCAGATCGGCAAGAAGATTGAGGAGATGGCTCCGGATTATATACACATCGCCACGGAAGGTCCTATTGGTCTGTTTGCTAGATTTTATCTTGACAAACGCGGCTATCGTTACAATACTAGTTACCACACTAAATTTCCTGAATTCTTAAATCAAATTTATAAAGTTCCAGAAAATATAACTTGGTCATACTTAAGATGGTTTCATAAACATTCAGGTATAGTATTGACAAATACCTCAACAATGGTAAAAGAATTACACAAAAGAGGATTTTTTGGACCAGTAAAATCTTGGACTCGAGGTGTTGATAGAAATACTTTAGTTCCTACGAAAAAAAGAAATAGAAATGAACCACCAATGATTTTATATGTTGGTAGAGTAAGTAAAGAGAAGGACATAGAAAAAGTTTGCGAACTTCAGCATAAATATAAAGTTGTAATTGTTGGCGACGGACCGCATAGAAAAACTTTAGAATCTAAATATACTAATGTTCAGTTCGTTGGCTATCGGACAGGATCGGAACTAGCCAATTGGTATCACATAGCTGACGTATTAGCTTTTCCTAGTAAAGTAGATACATTTGGATTGGTTATAATAGAAGCCATGAGCTTAGGTACTCCCGTAGCAGCATATCCGGTGCCTGGGCCAATAGATATTATAGAGCCTGAAACCGGTACTATGCACGACGATTTAGAATTAGCTATAGAAAGATGCTTATATTTGAATCGAGAGCTGGTTCAGGAAAAAAGTAAAAAGTGGGATTGGGAAAATTGTTGGAAAACCTTCAAAAACAATCTAGTAGAAATAGTTTAAAGACATCTCATGTAATATATAATGTATAGGAGTTCATTATGCCATTGTACGATTTTAAATGTTCCGAGTGTGACACCGTGTTTGATGTCATGTGTAAAATATCCGAAAGGGAATCGCAGGCTTGCCCATCATGCGGTTCAAAAAACTACCAAGCACATCATGTCGGCATGGCCCCACTAGGAGATGCTGTAAGATTAGGAGTCAGATCCGTAGATAATGGCTTTCGAGAAGTCCTATCTAGAATAAACTCTGCCAATGGAAGGCAGGCAAATCTTAAGGATAAGTTGAGTAGAAACTAAATGAATTACACATTTGTATTATTCATGCGGGAGGTCTATTAGCACTAGTCCTCCTTTCGTTCCATTTTACGAGGGCATACATGGCAAAGGCAAAAACAAATCTAGCACAATCTGTTCAAAAACCTCAGCTGACTATAGCAAATACTAAGTTGAAAATAAGAATAGATGATTTAAGAACAATACAGCCATTAACGGAGAATCAAAAAGCAGTTTTCGATGCGTATGATAATTCTAAAATAATGTTACTTCATGGTGTTGCTGGTACGGGGAAAACGTACATTGCGTTATACCATGCACTAGAGGAGGTTTTAGATAGAAGTAACAAATATGAAAAAGTAGTAATAGTAAGATCTGCAGTGCCCAGCAGAGATATAGGACATTTACCAGGAGATGAAAAGGAAAAAACTGAAGTATATACGGAACCTTACGTAGAGATATGTTCTGATCC